AAAGCATTGACAAGTAATGCTTCAAGTGCAGGTAAAATTGTACAAACTGGTTACGAAGCCACCATTAACGGCACTCAGTTGTCAATTCAGAAAATTGAACTTCAAGCCAAAGAAGGCAAGATAGGATGACCGCCCTTTTGAAATTAGTGAAGACTTCTAAAATTTGCAGTTTCTGCAAGGAAGAGAAGTTGCTTACAGATTTTACAAAAAACAATGCTGCTCCTGATGGATTGCAATACAAATGTCGTTCTTGTGATGTAGCGTATCAAGCTAAACGTAGACTTGAAAATTATGAAGAAGATCTTGAATACTCTCGAACATATCAACGTAATCGTAGACAAAACTTTGACTATCGATTGCAAATGCTAGTTAACGCATCAAAGCAACGAGCAAAAAATAAGAATCGTGAAAACACAATCACTATTGAAGATGTAAAATCAATTTATCCTAAAGATGGTTGCTGTCCTATTTTTGGGATAAAACTTGAATTTAATAATGCAGGCTTTAGGGAAACAAGCCCAAGTATTGATCGCATAGATTCATCAAAAGGCTACACCCCAGACAACATTCAAATAATCTCTTGGAAAGCAAACCGCATAAAAGGTTATGCGTCTAAACAAGATCTTGAAATGTTATTAGCTTACATGACACAAGGAGAATAATTTTGTCAAATTACTCAAAAAGTACGAATTTCGCTACAAAAGATAATCTCTCGCCTGGCAATCCTCTAAAGATTGTTAAGGGTACTGAGATTGATACAGAGTTCAATAATATTGCAACTGCTGTAGCTACTAAGACAGATAACTCCTCTGCCACCATCACTGGTGGTACGATAAATGGTGCGGTTATCGGTGGAACTACTGCTGCTGCGGGTACTTTTACCAACCTTACTGTTAGCACAGCCGCTACGATTGCTTCTGCCGCTATTAGCGCGGGAACAATCAATGGTGCGGTTATTGGTGGTTCATCTCCTCTCGCTATTACTGGTACGAACATTACTGCTACAACAGGTTTTAGTGGCCCATTAACAGGCGCAGTAACTGGTAACGTCACAGGTAATGTAACGGGTGCTGTTACAGGAAATGTCACTGGTAACGTAACTGGTAACTTAACGGGCAATGTAACTGCGGCTTCTGGAACTTCTACATTCAACAATGTGACAATCTCTGGCGCATTGGACATGGACAGCGGTACATCGGCAACCATTACTGGTTTGGCAAGCCCTACAAACGATTCTGATGCGGCTACCAAGGGTTATGTGGATGCACTAGCCCAAGGTATTGATGCCAAAGCCTCGGTAGTTGTTGCGACTACTGCTAATATCACATTGTCTGGCACACAAACGATTGATGGAGTTGCGGTTTCTGTTGGAGACCGAGTGTTGGTTAAGGATCAGTCTACTGCTTCTGGCAATGGTATTTACTTGGTTGCTTCAGGTTCTTGGACTCGCACAACTGATGCTGACACTTATGCTGAGTTGGTAGCGGCTTTTACCTTTGTCGAAAAAGGCACAACCAATGCTGACTCTGGCTTTATCTGCACAATAGATGCGGGTGGGACATTGGGAAGCACATCAATTACATGGGCACAGTTCTCTGGTGCGGGTCAAATTACTGCGGGCAATGGTCTTACAAAGACAGGTAACACACTAGATGTAGGAACAGCATCCTCTAGCCGCATTGTTGTCAATTCGGACAACATTGATTTGGCTTCTTCTGGTGTAACACCAGGCACATACCAATCTGTCACTTTTGACACTTATGGTCGTGCTACAGCAGGAACGAATCCGACAACGATTGCTGGCTATAACATCACAAATGCTTATACCAAAACTGAGATAGATTCGATCTTTGGCTCGACTACTGCGGCAGCTACTTCTGCATCTAATGCGGCTACTTCTGCTTCCAATGCGGCAACAAGTGCTTCTAATGCTTCTACTAGCGAGACAAATGCGGCTTCTTCAGCAACAGCGGCAGCGGCTAGTTATGATTCTTTTGATGACAGATACTTAGGTTCTAAGTCTTCTGCCCCTAGTGTTGACAATGATGGAAATGCTCTATTAACAGGTGCTTTGTACTGGAACAACTCAGTCAATACTTTGTATGTTTGGACAGGATCGGCTTGGACTCAGGCGGCATTTACTGCCTCTGGCTTTGCTACCTTAACAGGCGTTGAAACCCTGACAAACAAGACCATTACCTTTGCTGACAACACTCTAACCAATGTTGCAAGCATTAACACAGCACAGACCTTTACAGGAACTAAGACCTTTACAGGTACATCTTCAGCTACAGCGATTGTTTTAAACGATGCAGCAGAGGTAGCAACAGTATCAGCAACTGCGGCTACTGGCACGATTAACTACGACATTACCACTCAATCAGTCTTGTATTACACAAGCAACGCAAGTGCTAACTGGACAGTTAACTTTAGAGCCTCAAGTGGTACTTCATTGAATACTTTGATGAGTACGGGTCAATCAATGACTGTGGCTTTCTTGGTCACTCAAGGCTCTACTGCTTACTACAACTCTGCTGTTCAAGTGGATGGTACGACTTCTGGAGTGACTACTAGATGGCTAGGTGGTGCGCCTACTGCTGGTAATGCAAGTGGTATTGACAGCTACCGTTATCTTTTGGTGAAGACCGGAAGCGCAACATATACTGTCCTCGCGTCTGTTACGCAGTTCAAAGCCTAATCATGTGCGTGTGCAAGAAATGTAATGTGGACAAACCGCTGGAGGAATTCCAGTTGGATAAGCGCCGCAACAAACATTACGGTACGTGCCGCAAGTGCCGTGTCAAGGCACAGAACGACCGCCGCCTTGCTAACCTTGAAGAAAGCCGCAAACGTACCCGTGAATACTTACGGGTTTGGCGTGCCAAGAATCCAGAGAAGCAAGCGGCTATCTGCAAGACGTATGACGAGAAAAACAGGGATAAGCGAAGCGAGTATGCCAAGCAGTACCGTAAAGCCAACCCTGAAAAAGTTAAAGCCGATCACGCTAAGTGGGTAGCGGAAAATCCTGAAAAGATTAAAGTCTACGCAAAAAAGGCAACCAAGGCGTGGCTTGATAGAAATCCGGATTATCAGAAGAATTTTTACCAAGCAAACAAGCAGATATACATGGCAGCAAGCGCCAGACGCAGGGCTGCTCAGGACTCTGCAACACCAAGCTGGTTAACGGCTGTTGACAAGGCTATGATCCAAGAAATGTACGATGTGTCAGAAGCAAGGTATATCCAAACTGGAATCAAGCACCATGTTGACCACATCGTCCCGATCAACGGCAAAGGCGTGGCTGGTATGCACGTTCCTTGGAATTTACAAGTTATAACTGCTCATGAAAATCTGAGCAAAGGATGGAGGTTTTAATGCCATTACAAGCAACAAGCGGTGCAGCAAGCTACGATGCCTTTGGTGGCGGAGTAGCGGCTGTTCCAAACTACATCGAAGACGTATTCAGCACTTGGCTGTACACAGGCAATGGCTCTACGCAGACGATCACCAACGGGATTGATTTGGCTGGTAAGGGTGGAATGGTTTGGGCAAAGTCCCGGCAAAGCATTAACGGCTACATCATGTATGACACTGCCCGTGGTCCTTATCCGACCGCTGGCTATCTCGGTAGTTCAGATGCGGATTTTCCAAGCGTATCAAATGCTGAGGCTTACGGGAATATCCCAACTTTCAACTCTAACGGCTATGTTATTGGCAGCACATCGTCAGTAAACGTAGTCAACGTATCGGGACAGAATAACGTCTCTTGGACTTTCCGAAAGCAGGCGAAGTTTTTTGATATTGTGACTTGGACAGGTACTGGTGTAGATGGACAGGTTATCCCTCATTCTTTAGGTGTAAAGCCTTCTGTAATTATTGTAAAAAGAACTGACACAACAAGTAATTGGCAATACAACGATGCAAACGATAACTATTTGATTTTGAATAGTACTGCCGCTAGTGCTGGTTCAAATAGGAATGGTGGTTGGATTCCCCAATACAACACAACGGCAACGACCTTAACTACGCAAAACTATTCTGGGAATAGTAATGTTAACGCATCAGGTGGTACATATGTCGCTTACTTATTCGCCTCCAACGCAGGAGGCTTTGGCCTGACTGGTACAGACAATGTAATTTCGTGTGGGAGTTATACGGGAGATGGCTCAAACGGGCAGTCTGTTACTTTGGGGTACGAACCTCAATGGTTGCTGATAAAGCGCACAGATACTGCGAACAGTTGGTTTTTACAAGACAACATGCGCCCATTCAGCGTTACGGCAACTGAATGGTTACAACCAAACACATCTAATGCAGAATCTACTGGTGGTGTTGCTTACGTTTCACCAACTGCGACAGGATTTACATTTACATCAGGTGGTGCTGCTGCTTATAACGCATCGGGTGGAACCTACATCTACATAGCCATTCGTAGAGGCCCGATGAAAGTGCCTACGAGTGGGACTAGCGTGTTTAAGCCATTTACAAGGGCTGGTAATGATACGCAAACCGATGTAACTGGAGTTGGCTTTACTCCTGACTTGTGGATGGTAAAGGACAGAACTCAAGTCGCAGATTTCCCATTTTTTGATAGGTTGCGTGGTGTCACCAAGCGTGTTGTAAGTAATTCAACAAATGCAGAAGAGACATTTAGTGGAAGCAATGGATTAGTTAGCTTAAACATGGATGGCATAACCATCGGAGCAGGTGCTTTGGATGGCGGTATCTGTAACGATACTGGTTCAAATTATGGAAACTGGCTACTAAAACGTGCCCCTAGCTTCTTTGATGAGGTTTGCTATACAGGGAATGGGACTGCCGCAAGAAACATAACGCACAACCTTACTGTTGCGCCCGAAATGATTATTGTTAAAGGTAGAACTAACACAGAACAATGGCCTGTTTGGGCAACATCAATTGCTTACGGCTCTAATAATTACTTAAGTTTGGCTAGTGCTGTTGCAAGCGGCAATACTGATGTTCTTAACTATAACGAAACTACAAATACTGCCGTCCCGCCAACATCAACAACATTTACTGTTGGCACACATCCTCGTGTAAATTCAAGCGGTGTAACTTATGTAGCCTACCTTTTTGCAACCTGCGCAGGGGTCAGCAAGGTGTTCAACTACACAGGTAATGGTTCATCACAGACAATCAATTGTGGTTTTACAGCAGGGGCGAGGTGGATTCTCATTAAGCGCACCGACTCAACTGGTGATTGGTACGTATGGGATTCTGCTAGGGGTATCGTGTCAGGAAATGACCCACACCTTAGCCTCAACACAACAGACGCTGAAGTAACTTCAGATGACACCATTGACACAGACTCAACTGGCTTTGTAGTCAACCAAGTTTCAGCAACAAATGTAAATGTATCTTCTGCAACCTACATAGGGCTTGCCATAGCTTAAGGAATCATCATGCAAATCAGAATCAGAGAAACAGGCGCAGTCATGTACGAAAGTGAATTTCGTGCATACACAAAAGCCAATGGTGGCCCATCATGGGATACAACAACAACTGAAGTCTTAGAGGCTTTGGGTGCTGATGTAGTCTTTGGAGGCGCACAAGCTACTGGTGGAACTGTTTACCAATACTCGCAAGCCAATGGTGTTGAGCAAGTTGATGGTAAGTGGTACACAAAGTACATCCTTGGCCCTGTCTTCATTGACCAAGTGGTAGATGGTGTAACTACTACTGCTGCTGAACAAGAAGTAGCTTACAAGGCTTCTAAGGATGCTGAACAGGCTAAGAGTGTTCGTGCTTCAAGGGATGAGAAACTAAAAGACTGTGATTGGACACAAGTGGCTGATGCTCCTGTTGACAAAGCAGTATGGGCTACCTATCGTCAAGCCTTGCGTGATGTGACTACGCAGACAGGTTTCCCTTGGACTATTACTTGGCCTGATGCGCCACAATAAGGAGAGATCATGGCTACAACTGTAGAACAACTTTATACCCAGATTTTAGGTCGTGCGCCCGATCCTGAAGGTTTAGCTTTTTGGCAAAGTGCTTTTGGTGGTTCTGTAGACCCTGCTGAACAAGCATCGTTTATGCAAGCTGCTCAAGCAGAATTAGCAAATCGTTCAGCTCAAGAACAAGTTTTACTAGCTCCTAAAATTGTTGACCCTACCTCTACAGGCGTAACCAATGCCGATATTCTTGGATGGTTTAATGCCAATCCAAATGCAAGCGATGCTTTGATCGCCAAAACAATGCAAGAGGCAGGGGTTACTCCTACTCGATTAGCATCGGTAACTGGTACTCCAGTGGCACAGATTGCTAGTCTTTATCAGGCTGCAACTGCTCCTACCGCTCCTGTTGATCCTACAGTCAAACTATTCCAAGATACTTTAGGTAGAGCGCCAACTCAAGGAGAAATTGAGAGATTTAGTGGAGATATTAAGTCAGGACAACTTAGTAGCGTTCTTGGTTATGCACGAAATGAAGCTGTTAATACTTTGCCATCAACAGGCGCAGCGGCTAATATAGCTAGTCAGATTTTGGCTCAAGGAACTACAGATAAGTGGGTTGGTCAGGGTTATGGCTCTCCTGAAAAGAATGCCTATGACATGGGTGTAATGTTGGCTGGTCAAGGTATTAAAGATATTAATGATTTTGGTCAGCGCATTACTCCTAATGGAGAAAAAGAGTTCTTCAATAAAGCCACAGGAGAGGCAATTAAGCCTTTCTATGATAGAGCAGGAGACAATATCTGGGGTGGAACTTTTGCTGGAAAAGACTCTACTGCTTATGGCGTTGAGTTTGATGCTTCTGGTAAACCTCTTTTTTATTCTCAATCTGGTGGCGATAGTGCTGATGTTCCAAGTTGGGTAAAACCTGCCTTAATCATTGGCGGTGCTTATCTTGGTTTGAATGCCGCAGGTCTGTTAGGTGGTGCAGGAGCAGCAGGTACGGCAGGTTTAAGTGCTTTAGATGCAGGTTTAGGTGTTTATGGCACAGGTGGAACAGCCGCAGGTTTGGGTGCAGCGGGGTTAGGAAGTCTAACGGCAGGTTTTACGCCAGCCCAAATTGCCGCATCAGATGCCTTGTTATCTGGATCGGGATTGCTGGGCGGTAGTCTTACGGCGGGATTAACAGCCGCTGACATTGCCGCACTAGAAGCAGGATTGCCAACCGCAGGTAGTTTGACTGCTGGAATGACAATAGCAGATATTGTGGCGGCAGAAGCAGGATTGCCTGGCGCAGGATTGGGTGCGGCTTCTTTATTGGGTGGCGCATCTTCTGTTTTGGGAGGAGCTGGCGGTGGAGCAACAACAAGTGTTCTTCCCGCATCAGTTACAAACGCAATCACTAATGCGGGTGTTGGTTCTGTTGTTAATAGTGTTCTTGGTGGTGGGGCGAACGTTTCTAACCTACTTTCTGGTGGACTAGGAACAGCAGGTAATCTGCTTCAGATGCAACAATCTAGGGAAGCGGCTCAAAAAGCACAAGCAATGATTGATGCTGAGACTGCTGCCGCTAAAGCATCTGCTCAGTTCCGACCTGTTGGAATGACTACAAGGTTTGGTACTTCACAGTTCCAAATCGATCCTAAAACTGGTCAATTGACAAGCGCAGGGTACACACTAAGCCCTGAAGCCAAAGCACAGCAAGACAGGTTCATGGCTTTGTCTCAACAAGGTTTGACTCAAGCAGAACAAGCGCAACAACAGTTTGCTCCCCTTCAAACAGGCGCTCAAAGATTGTTTGGTTTGGGTAATCAATACTTGGCTCAATCTCCTGAAGCGGTTGCTCAAAACTATCTTAATCAACAGATGGCTCTCTTGCAACCAAGCAGAGAGTTGGAGTTAGCTAATCTGCAAAACAGACTCCAACAACAAGGTCGTGGTGGCTTGGCTGTGGCTCAAGGCGGTACATTGGGTGCTACAACTCCTGAACTACAGGCTTTGTATAACGCTCGTGCTACACAAGAGGCTCAATTGGCGGCTCAAGCTCAACAAGCTGGTCAACAACAGGTAGCATTTGGTGCGGGATTGCTTGGTACAGGCGCTCAAACAATGGGTCAGTACTATGGTGGTCAACAAGCCGCTTATGCTCCTTACACGACTGCTATGGGTCAGGTTCAGTCTCTTGAGGCTTTGGGTCAACAACCCTTTACTTTAGGCGCACAACTTGGTCAAACAGCATCTACTGCGGGTGCTAGGTCAGGGCAATTGGGCTTAGAGGGTGCTAGATTAAGTACTGCTTTGGCAACAAGTGCTGATGCAACTAGAAACCTTGGCGCTCAAAGTCTGATAGCGGCAGGTAATCCTAATGCTCAGTTTGGTCAGGCATTAGGTAATGTGTTTGGTGGTTTATTTGGTGGAACTCCACAAGGAAGTTTGACAGCAGGATTTACGCCTTCCTCAATTGCGGCAACAGAAGCGGGCTATCCCTCGCTTTATTACTAAGGAATCATCATGGCAGAAAATATCGTAGCGGGTCTGTTTGGTATGACTCCACAAATGTATCAAAACCAACAATATGGGCAAGACTTAAATCGTGGCATTGCATTAGCTCAACTCTCTCCTGGTGCTGCGGCTCAAGCGGGACTTCAGGCTAGTGTTGGTCAACTAGGTCGTGGTATTGCAGGTGCTATGGGCATTGAAGACCCACAACTTAAGTTAATTAGTGCTAGAAATACTATTGCCCAACAGATTGACCAAACTGATCCTGAGTCGATCTTAAAAGGCGCTCAGATGCTTGCTCAAGCTGGCGACCAACAAGGCGCTATGGCTCTTGCGGAATATGCTCGTAAAGCTCAAAGTGAAATGGCTTTGGTGCAACAACGTCAAGCGGCAAGCCAAGCATCTTTGGCAGCGGCTGGTCGAGAGCGTCAACAAGCAGTTAATCCGAATATTCAGATTGCTAATGAAATTGGAACTTTAGAAACTTCACTTTTAGACATTGAGAATGCTCCTGATAGCCCAGATCGTACTAGAGCCAAAAACTTGTTAAATTCTCGTCTATCGGCATTAAAGAACTTGACATCAAAGCCTGAAAAAGAAAAGTTATCTTCATTTGGTCAGGAACTTGTAGATGCAGGATTGACACCAGGTACTGAGCCATACATTAAACGAATGAATGAGTACTTAGAGAAAAAACTTGAAGGCGTGAAAAAGGGTACTGGCAATGTCACTATTGGTGGTATCAATGTTGATACAGGTGAAGCAGCTAAAAAGGCTGGCGCAATAATTGGCACAAACGTAGCCAACATTGAACAGCAATTCTCATTGCAAACTGCTTATAAAGATGCACTTAGCTTACTAGATAAAGGAATCTATGGCGGTGCTTTTGGCCCTGAAAAACAATTTGTAGCTAAATACACTGGTGTTGGAAGCCCTGAGAAGGTTGTAAATACGGAAGTATTCATGGCTAACATTGGTGAAATTGTTATTCCTAGACTTCAACAGTTTGGTGGCAATGACTCTAATGAAGAGCTTAAATACTTGCAGAGCGTTGTTGCTGGTAATCAACGTCTTGAGCCTGAATCAATGAAGCGTACTTTGATTAGCGCAGAAAAGAAAGTACAAAACAACATTAAACGCTTGAGTCTACAAACACAAGCGGCTAAAGGCGGTACTGAGTTACCTATTACACCTGTTACATCAACATCACAAAAGCCAACAAAACGTTGGAATCCTCAAACTCGCACACTTGAAACAGTAACTGGAGAATAATATGCCTACTTATGTTCAAGTTGGAAAAGACGTAATTGAGTTTCCAGATGGAATGTCTGATGAGCAGATAGCACAAGCTATTTCTGGAAGTACTCCACAAGTTACACCTCCGTCTTCAGGCTTTACGATGGGTTTAAAAGACCCTATTACTGGTGTCGCTCAGATGCTTCCTCGTGCCTTAGCGGGCATTACAAGTTTAGGCGGAACAACGCCTAATCCTGTTAGCCAATTCTTTTCTCAAGAAGCAAAGCGTGTAGATGAGATGGCTAAGGCTGAAGAACAAGCATATCAAGCACAACGCCAAGCTCAAGGTGATTCTGGATTTGATGTGGCACGATTGGGTGGGAATATTTTAAACCCCGCCAGTTTAGTCCCTGCGGCTAGAGTTGCTCAATTGGCAAGAGCTAGAGGATTAGCTCCTGTTGCACAAGCTGCTGTTGGTGGCGCTGTTGGTGGCGCTATGCAACCCGTGGTTGGAGAAGGAACATTTGGAGAGCAAAAGACTGAACAAGTTGCTTTGGGTGCAGTTACTGGCCCAATTGGTGAAAAGGTTGTTGCTGGTGCGGGTCGAGTTCTCAATCCATTAGTTTCCAAAGCAGAGAAAACCATGCGTGATCTCGGAATTACGCCTACTACTGGTCAAACCCTTGGTGGACAATTTAAGACAATTGAAGAATTTGCTGAAAATATGCCTTTGATTGGTCAAAGCATTCAAAATGCAAAACAGAGAGTTTTATTCGATTTCAACAAAAGTGTAATTAACAAGGCATTGGCTAAAGCAAGTGATCCAACAAAACAAGAAAAATTAAGTCTTCCTGCTGATGTAATTGGTAGAGACGCAATCAAATATGCTTCAGATGAGGTGTCTAATAAATATGACGATGTTTTGTCTAAAATATCATTTGACTTAGATTTTGCAACAACAAGCAATATTCTTGGTTCTTTAAGTAAAGCCAAAGGGTTAGATGCCAATCAACGACAAAAAGTTAGTCAAACTTTAAACGACATTGTGTTTGGCAAGTTCTCTGGTCAAAAACTTGATGGTCAGACCTACAAAGGTATTGAGTCAGATTTACGCAAGAAAGCAAGTGATTATCTTAATAGCGCAACCACTTCTGAAAAAGAAATTGGAGATGCTTTAAGTGATGTTCTTGGTGTACTAAAAAAAGAATTGTATTTCCAAAATCCGAAGCAAACGCCTACATTGCGTAGAGTTGATGCCGCTTTTAGTGATTTGTCTGTAATCAATGTGGCTGCGGCTAATTCTGGGGCAAGAAGTGGCGTATTCACTCCACAACAATTTTCCACTGCTGTACGCCAACAAGACCCAACTAGACGTAAATCTTCGTTTGCTAAAGGTAAAGCTAAAGGCCAAGACATTTCTGATGCCGCACTTGAAGTCATTGGAGACACAACGGGAGCATCTCAAACAGGTCGGCTTGCGTTAGGAATAGGTGGTGGCTACGGCTTATTATCTGAGCCTACAATTGGAACAGCAACGGCATTAGGAATACCTGCGGCCTATAGCCAAGGTGGGCAAGCGGCAATTGATATGTTGTTACGCCAACGACCAGAATTATTACAACGTGTAGGCGGCATGCTTTCTCAACAATCAGCGCCTCTTGGTAGTGTTGTTGCACCAAGCGCTGTTGGACAGTACAACCTTTCTGAGAGAAGGCGTTAAATGAAAGATTGGCTGATTGCTTTTGTAGCAGCGGCTTGTTTTTCTGCTTTTGTCATTTATTGTAGTTATATTGTTATTTGGGCATTTCCGTGATCGCCTTTCTCTTGGCGGCAACCATAGAGTACCGATGTATTAAATGGACTTGGACTGGTGATGTTTACAACCGAAGGGTTGTGTGCATTAAGTGGGAGAGAAAGAAATGATCGATCCGATGACAGCACTAGCGGGTATTCAATCCGCTATTAGCATGGTTAAGAAGGCGAGTAAGGTCGCCAATGATTTAGGCTCACTTGCCCCGATGATTGGCAAGATGTTCGATGCCAAGAGTGTGGCGACTAAGGCTATGCTTCAGGCTAAACAGTCTAAAGGCTCGAACATGGGTACGGCTCTCCAGATTGAGATGGCTTTGGAGCAAGCCAGAGCCTTTGAGGAAGAGTTGAAGATGCTCTTTATGCAGACAGGTAAGATTGATGTCTGGAACAAGATTAAAGCCCGTCAAGCCGAGATGGATTTGGCTGATGCCAAAGAGTTGAGTGCTTTGAAGAAGGCTGAGAAGGAAGCCAAAGCCAAAGAAGATGAAATGAACGAATTAGCCATGATTATTGGCGGTGTGGCTTTTGTCCTACTTTTGGTGTTTATTGGTGTCAATGAATTGATGGAATTTTGTGCGACTACTCGTAGATGTGGCAGATGAATGAGTATCAGAAGACCTTTGACTTGTGCCTCAAGATATTCGTTTACGGGTGTGTGGCACTATATTTCTTGGGTTTTCTGAAGTTCTTACCTGATGATCTGTCTGACAGAATTGTCAATCTTCTACTTGGAAGGGTTGGTTTAGGTAAATGAAATATATTTTGATTTTTATAGCACTTATGCTATCGGGATGCGATGAAAAATACCGATATTTTTGTCAAAATCCTGATAATTTTCATGCCGAACAATGTCAGAAACCTAGATGCCAATTCACTCAAACTTGCCCAGAATACTTGGTAGCACCTATCTTGGAGAAAAAAGTTGACGAAGTTAAACCTAACAACTGAAGAGATTGAGGTAAGAATTTGGGGGTTTGTCGTGATTGCCGTCACACTTATCCTCATGTTTATTGTTGCTGCTTTGCTCTACTCTGTCACCTTTGTGACTCAACCTATCAAAAGTATGGCCCCGATTGACCAAGCCTATACCAAGATGCTGAACGACATTGTTCTTTTGATCGTTGGCGGTATCGGTGGAGTTATTGGTAAACGGGCTATGTCTACCGCTTCTAAGGCGTTTAACCCTCCAACGCAACCAATGTGTCAACCAATGGGCTACGGAGGCTCTCAGGGTGGTTTTAACTCGTCCTATGCCCCTCCGCAATCTGCGTATGGTTTGCCTAGCCAACCTTTCGGTGCTATGCCTGTTTGGAAGAACCCTGAGTTAGATGAATCTTGGACACCAGGCCCTCCTCCAACTACCCCTCCTGAACACCTAGAAGATGACCATGAGCGTGAAGAGTTGGCTCAAGCAAGAAAAGAGGCTGAATAATGTTTCCAATCCCTCTACCTTGGTTAATTATTGGCGTTATGGTATCTCTCTTTGGTACATACCGAGTTGGACACCACTATGGATGGCTAGAGCGTGATGGCGAGATGCAGATAGCCATTGCCAAAAAGAATGATGAGGCTCGTCAGATAGAGCAAAACATGAGTGAAAAACTTAATCAACAATCTGCCAAATTACAGGAGGCTAATGATGCTATCAACAAAAAAACTACTGCTCTTGCTGTTGCCAATCGTGCTGGCAAGTTGCGCCTCTGCCCCTCAAGTAACGTACAAACCCCCACAAATACCGCCCCTATCAGCGCAGATTCAAAAGCAACCAGTCAACCTGACAGACAGACTAATGAACCTTCTGATGCCGAAAGAGCAACCATCGATGCCATCGCAGAAATAGTCGCCCAAGGGGATAAGAATACTGCCGCCTTGAACGCTTGCGTGGACTCGTATAACCAGATGAGAGATTTACTAAATGTCAGTAAATAAAGAACAACTCCGACAACTTCATATTGGTGAGGAATGGGTAGATGCCCTGAATGCCACTTTTGAACGCTTTGACATTATGAATCCCCTTAGAAAGGCGGCTTTCATTGGTCAATGTGGGCATGAATGTGGGAACTTCAGAATCCTTGAAGAGAACCTGAACTATCGTGCAGAGGCTTTACAGAAACTATGGCCTAAAAGGTTTGATGCTGCCAAGGCACAGATGTGCGCTAGGAATCCCAAGTTGATTGCTAATACTGTTTACTCTAACCGCATGGGAAACAGGGATGAGGCTTCAGGGGATGGATATCGCTTCCGAGGCCGTGGATGTATCCAATTGACAGGCCATGCCAACTATTTCCATGCAGGTCAGGCTCTAGGGGTGGATTTTGTGATGCAACCAGAGTTGGTGGCAACTCCCATGTATGCTGCTCTAACAGCAGGGTGGTTTTGGGATGTCCAAAAGCTAAACCAATATGCTGACAACAAAGATTACAAAACCTTAACCAAGAAGATAAATGGTGGTTTTATTGGCTTGGAAGACCGCATCAAGCACATAGACCATGCCTTGCTAGTTTTGGCTTCTTAAACTAAACTGTAACAATTCTGCTATAAGGTGTTGAAATGCCTAACATTCCTACACCGCAAGATGTCGCATTATTTGCACAAAGTGTCAAAAAGTGGCAACAAGTGTTGAGTCTTGGGGATTGGAGAATAGAGAAGGGGATGAAGCCAGCGAAGGCTGCTATGGCTTCTGTGGAGTTTAACGATATAGCTAGGCTTGCGACTTACAGATTGGGTGATTTTGGTGCTGAGAAGATCACACCTGATTCACTAGATAAGACTGCACTCCATGAGTTACTTCATGTGTTTTTGCACGATCTTATAACTGTAGCCCAAGACCCAAAGTCATCTCAGGATGAGATTGATATGCAAGAGCATAGAGTTGTCAATCTCCTAGAAAACTTGTTAACAAGGGATTCCAATGGGTTCAAATAATGAAACGTGTACAGATACTGAATTCATCCAATTATGGGGGCAATTTCAGTCTGTTACAAAAGTAGCAGAACATCTTGGAATAAGTGTTAGAGCAACTCATCTCCGTAGAAGATGGATTGAAAACCACTACAACATGGCTCTTAGCGCAAGTGACCAACGTGGTATCCATTACGACAAAAACAAACCCAAATCATTTTCTCCATTAAAACAAATAAACCTTGGCATAGAGGACGGAACTGTGATTGTGTTCTCAGATGCCCACTTTATCCCAAGTCAGCGCACAACAGCGTTTAAAGGGCTTCTGTGGGCTATCCAAGAGTTCAAACCCAAGGCGGTGATATGTAACGGGGATGCCTTTGATGGGGCTTCTATCTCTCGCCACGATGTAACTGACCAACCCCAAACTTCTGTCATCCAAGAGTTAAAAGCTACGCAAGGTGCGTTGGGTGAGATAGAAGAAGTAGCTAAAGCTGCAAGACACAATGTAAAGCTACTGTTTACATGGGGTAATCACGATATTCGGTTTGGCAACAGATTAGCCCAACACGCACCACAGTTTAAAGAAGTTCAAGGTTTTAAGTTGACAGACCATATCCCAGATTGGGACTTCTGTTGGGCAGTATGGCCTACTGAGCAATGTATTATCAAGCACCGATACAAAGGTGGAATTCATGCCACTCACAACAATACTGTCAATGCTGGTGTGTCAATCATTACTGGACACCTTCACAGTCTTAAAGTGACTCCTTTTAGCGACTACAACGGGGTTAGGTATGGCGTAGATACAGGGACGTTGGCTGAGACTGATGGCCCACAATTTACCTATGCTGAGATAAACCCAAATAACCACAGATCAGGATTTGCAGTTCTTAATTTCTTTAATGGACAGTTATTATGGCCTGAATTAGTCCATAAGTTTGACGAAGACCATATCCAGTTTAGAGGCGAAGTCATTGATGTAGGTGCATTTTGAGTGCTTGGCTAATCATACTTACAGGGGCTATCTACGCTTACATTGCTGGTGAGCAGTTCATAAAGGGTAACCCACACATGGCGATTGTCTATGCGGGTTACGCTAGCTCAAATATAGGTCTTTACCTACTGGCTAAGTAGCTTATAGGCTACAAATGGTCAAATGTCTTGAGAAACACTCCATTTGGCAATAGCCTACCCTTACGATTCTTAATCTGATCGTATGCTATTTCCATGCAGTTTACCAGATTGATGTCTTGCAAAGCGCAATAATTGATAAGGCAGACCATGACATCACCAACAGAATCCACAATAGCTTCTTGGTCTTTTTTAATGGTTGCATCTGCTAGTTCTCCCATCTCTGACATTGCCTTGAGAAGTTGAACCTCTGGTGTACTATTAGGAATAATCTTTCGGTCTTCTGACCATTGGATTATCTTCATCTCTATTGCTGCATAGCTCATCTAACTCTCCTTAAAGGCTCTTGATACTTCTCGGGTGGTGGTGGCAACATCTTCTCTGAGGGTGGAGTCCATCCATGCTTTCTCCAAAGGGCTTGGACATCCGATCCAGATTCCCATTTGAAATCCTTGTTTGGCATAGAGGGATAACTAATCTTGGAATAGGGTGGTTTTTCAATCATTTGACAGCTTTCATAATTCGTTGATTTCTGCCAAATTTGCCACGTTTGACACCTGTTACTTCAATAAATCCCTTATCTAACAGAGATTTGTATCGTGCTGTTATTGAGGAATATGGGTAGTTTGGGTGCATCTCCAGTATCTCGTCTGAAATACACCCATCAGGGAAGCTCTTAATCGCCTCATAGACCAACTGTTCTAGCTTGGTGCTATCAACCCCTTGAGCCGCCTGATGGCTCGTTGTAGGGTCTTCTCTTCTAGCCAGTTTAAACGCTGGCGTACCAAAGAATCTCTCCATTGACTGCTTCATGTTGCCAAAAATATCATTCATTTATTAACTCCTATTGGGTGAGGGGAAAACTGCTCGTCCGCAAGCCTGAAAAAGTCTTTGCACAGCTCTCCCCTCGGGTTTATATTAACTCAAAAGGGCATTGTTTCGTCATCAAACCCTGTTGTTTTGGAACGCTCAGAAGGCTTTGGTTTGTATTCCTCTTTAGGAGATACTGCCAAGCCCATAAACTTGCCTGATTTGCCCTCTTTAATCCATGCTGAAATCCAATAGTCTTTGCCGTCTACTGTAATATTTCCCTTGTACTGAGGAGACCTTTCGTTTTCAATTTTATCGGATTTGAAAAGTACACCACTGTTATCCCGCTGATTTTGTTTATTGTCCATATTAAATTTCCTTAGCCTTTTTCAAAGCAGAACGCACTTTACTAGGAAGGAGTGTCCATAGAGCTATTTTTTGTTCGGCATCTAGGTTCTCTCCTTCCAACTTATCCCAAGCTGCCTTGGGGTCACCTTGCTCACAAGTGGCAATCAATTCGACTGCCATCTCTTGCAAATATTGTAATTCTTCGATTGGAATGTTATCTGCCGCACCCTGAGTAGGGCTGATGATGATCTTCTCAGGTTTGTCACCCTCTTCAGGCAAATCCTCACCCGCATAAATATACAAGCCAAGGCCATGCAGGCTAAGTGCCTTGGTCATACACCGCATGATGGCTGTATTGACATTAAAGCTATCCAACTTGGTGGTTATTTCTTTGCCATACTTGTTGGTTGTTGTTACGGCTTCGATAGAAATTGGTCTATTGAAGTTATCCATCACAGGAAGTTGACAGACCATTGGTTTGCCAAACATTGTGACTGTCACCCAGACCATTGCTGTGCCGTTGATTTCCATGTAGCACTTGTCGCCAAACATCTGCACACTAAAACTGGCCTGTGGATCAGCTTTAAGAGCCTCTGCCCATGCCCAAGCCCATGACAGGTAGGTCAGGTTGTTTTTCTTCTCTGTATGAGAATTGACATCTCTTTTCAGTAACGCTTCTATTGACATATTAACTCCTTTGATTTTCATCTAACTCTTGTTGAATAATCTCTTTTTGTTGTTCAGGATACAAATCCTTAAACTCGATAAAGTCTGCTTCTTGGCAACAAACTATTTTATCCCCCTTGATTGCCAGGCAATAGGGGCAGTAGTGGATGTCTGAGAACTCTTCCACAAAGAATTGAAATAGTGTTTTCATGTGAGACTATCGAAAGCCATTTCCCACAGAACATCACCCGCCAGATCGGTGAGCTTGTTTAACTCATCTTCTGTCAATGGTGTGCCATCTTCGTAGTATCCATCTGAGAAGTAAGCATCAGAGAAATCTGGATAATCTCTACTGTCTACTCCATCTACCTCTAGGTCAACGACCTTTTTTCCATTAAGTATCGGCATTACTCGTCCCTTGCATCCATCATTGCATCTGCAATCACATAGCAGAACTCTGCCGTTTTTCTAGGATGAGGTTCCATTTCCTCGGAAAAAGAAGCTAACCAACCTTGCAAAGCCATAGCCGCAAAGTAGTCACGCAAGTTCATGCCATACATAGTTCTTGTTTGATTCAATTGCTTGTCAAAGTATGCGTATGGAAAAGCGGATTCTTTCATATTCACTCCTATTTGTTTATTTAAAATGTGGGTTATTTACTGCCCACACCCATAATGTGGCACAGGTTTTACAAATATTTACCTAGGGGAAACCCTAATAGACAAGCATAAAAACAACAGTAGTATTCTGAGCATGAAAACTGAAATACTTGAAAAAAGATGCGCTGAAGCCTTGCATGGGTACGCTCAAACAATGGCAGATGCTTATACAACCGAACCAGAGGACTTCGATGCGGCTGTAACAGCTTTGCTTGCCAGAACGCTAGAACTTCATCTAAACCGCCCAATCAACCTAGAAAGACTGTATAAATGACCCAAGAATCCATCATTAAATGCCTCCAAAATGGCTCTCTCACTTCTCACGAAATGGAGAATCTGACAGGCATCCCAAGAACATCCATTGTGGCTGCTTGCAAAAAGATGTTTCACAGGAAGAAACTTACAACCGAAAAGATCAAGATAGGTCGTTCTTGGGTGACAAGGTACACCCTATTGCCACACATGATTGAGGCTCAAAAAGTCGCCAATGATGAACCTTGGGACAAGCTAAACCCATTTGACATTAGGAACGCACAGGGTATCTTTACTAAGGCTGAATATGCGGTTATGAACTCCCAAGCTAGAAGATTGCTTGGCAGACCACCAACTAATGAAATCACAAATAATCAATATATTTGAAAAAAACTTCTTGACACACTAAAAATTTGTGTACAATAAAGTTGTTGCCGTGAGAAGCGACTAATTGAAGCCACTTAATTCTACTCTCGCCCTTGGTTTTTGCTCTAGGGTTCTCACCGAGGGTAGAGCTAAGTGGCTTTTTTACGTCCATCTCTCTGCATCCGTACTCCACACGATAGCAGCGCATTTGCATGGATGGCTTGGAAGAAAACACCGACATCAGGAAACACCCCCTGTTTGCCGACCAGCGTTAGTTAAGCGACTGGTAAAGCATTTGGTACATGGTGGAACAAGGCCAAATGTATAAGCGAATTAACTCGTCATGCGCACTTGGGGCGTTTTGTATTTTAGTTAACAGGAGTCAATAATGAATACCATAATGCTTGGAGAAGGTCGGATAGAAACCCCTCTATCCACCCTTGGAGAACCTATGTCTAAAGAAAACAACATGGATAACTTTGAGAGATTCTGGAACACATGGCCTAAATCATTCAGAAAAGGCGGTAAATCTGCCTGTAGAGTGAAATGGAAGAAGTTTTACTGTGAAACCTGTGCAGACCAGATCATCAAGCACATAGAGTGGATGAAAACAACCGATGCTTGGAGAAAAGACGATGGTGCTTTCATTCCCGCACCTTTGGTCTATCTGAACCAACAGAGATGGGATGGGGCAGAGATTCCTGAGTCCTTCGGGATCAAAGTTGAAGCTCAAATTGATCCTGCCCTTGCCAAGATCGATGCTGACAACAAAAAAGCCACCCCAATGCCTGAACACATCCGAGCAAGATTAGCTGAACTAAGGAAATGAAAATGCCTATATTTTTGCCAAAAGAATTGGAAACTGAAGTTTTTGGAACTGGTGAAGGTTTTATTTGCATCATCCAAAAAGATATTGATGGTCAAGAAACAAGAATTTCATTGTCTGTGCATCAATTTGAAACCATTTTTAACTACGAAAAAACAATTGTGAGAGAGGCGCTTAACGATGTCGCACCATGACGCAATGAAGCTGTTAGACAAAGTAAAAGAGGGCGTACCATTTCCGATACACCTGATAAACAAAGCACTGGAGCTTACTGGTGACTTGGAGTAGAAGAAACATTCAAGGCGCAAGCGACAGAGTAATTCTTGAGCAAGCCGAGGCTAGAGAGCTTTATCGAAATTGGGAATCATCAAAGAATCGTGACTTAATCAGGGCGAGACTTGAGAGAGCAGAACGAATTTATGGAACTGGCGCAAGAGATCGCATTAGAGAATATATGAACAGAATTAAAGATGGGACACTTCTATGACTTTCATGGTGACTTTTAAGTTGGATGCTGACCCTGTTGGCAAACAAAGGGCTAGATACGTCAAAAGGGGAAACTTTGTATGACAAAAGATCAATTACACGAACTCTTTGAATATAAAGATGGCGACTTGTATTGGAAGGTGAATTGTGGCAATAACCAAATGATTGGCAAAAAGGCTGGTTCACAACTTTC